ATTGCTCCCGTTCCGCAAAACATTTGTTTGCGTTGGGATTAGTATGACTGGATTTACCGACAGCGCAATAACTTCTTGGCGCGTGTTTTATAACGATTAGATAACGCCAATATCCTCAAAGTCATCGATATGGTCATCAATCGTCCTATCCCGATAATCGGTTTCACGCCCCATAACTCTTTCCTAAAGCTGTAAATGAGCCATCTTTATTAATCGGGATAAGCGTTGGAGTCATGTTTTTGCCATTCCATTCAAGAATAGCGATACCCATCTGCCAATTGGCCACAGTTCGCGTATAAGAGGCTTTTGCCTTATTCATAAGGTTTCCTACCTCGATGCCATATAAAGGCCTGTAATGGCCTCCTATGCCCTCAGAATAGGCACTCATGCCCAGTTTATGAGTATGCCCAATCACGCAACTCTTGCCCGTCTTGCGAGCGAGGTTTAACGCCGTAACGCCAGCATTAGGATTTGAGTTACCTTCATCCCCATGAGCCAAGATCCAGCCCTTTTCAAACTCGTAAAATGATTTGTGGAAAGTTATTCCAAGTGAATCGAAATCCATAAATTTTGAGTATTGCAGCTCTGGCAAACTAATTAAGCCCGGCACTTTTAATAAAGTATTGTAAAGCCTATCGGTGTGATTTGATCTAACAATATGAGCTTCTTTAGCATTCTCAGTTAAAGCCCAAAGAATATCTTGAGTTGCCTTACGATCAGAATCAAGGGTTTGTTGATAAGCCAAAGGAGTTTTCTCTGCCCAACGGCTAATTGTTTGAAAATCGATTTCATCGCCAACACAGAGAACAGAATCAAACTTCTCTTTGCGTGCTAACTTAATTACATTTTTTACAGCTGTTTCATGGTGGTATGGGATTTGTAAATCCGAGATTACCAAGTATCGCTTAATCGTCATCCTCATCGGGAGTAGGAATAGTTGGGATGATCCCTTTATCGCCTACGATCCAGTCAGGCATAGACTCAGGATTATCCATTAGATAAAGCGCACATGACTCATTAAATCCAGCCTTGCGTGCAGCTTTAAACATTTCATGTTTGGCAATATAGAAAACCTCTAATTTACTTAAAGGCTCAGGAGTGTGGCGAACTACTCTCCGGTTGACTTTTTTTCGTTTAGTGTGTTTCCGTGTGTTCGCCATAGCAAAATTATCGCTTACTGATTAAGGTGAAGAGATCATCAACACGCTGTTCAAGTCTAGTAATTTGATCTTTCATTGAACTACCTGAGTTTGGTTTAAGTTCGCTTAGGAAACTTTTAATAACCCATCGTAGAGCCAGCAATAAAGCGCTTGCGATACTTATAACGCCAACGCCAAATGCGACTAATTCGTTCGGTGTCATTTTTCGCTAAGACCATAATCCGCTTCACTCCCTGATTTTGGATCTAATGCTTTTGCTACTGGAGCAACAACAGCACCAAGTAATGTTGCATAGGCTGGGTGAATATCAGCCACTATTGCTAAAGCAACTGTAATTCCACTAGCTGCCACAGCTCTCAAATATGACTTAATTGCTGCTTTGTGTTTTTTAGATAGTTTCATTAATTGCCTTTCAGTAGTGGGATGTCGAACTTCTTGCCATTTTGATTTGATTTGAAAGAAATATGGATGTGCTTGTAATGGGGATTAATTCCTGTGTATTTTTTAAACTTCCATAATGATCTAGCACTAGCAATTTTGCCAGCGTGGATCACATAATAAATACGTTTATCCTTTTTTGCTGCGAGTCGAACCTGATCTGCCAAATCGAAACTAAGCCCTTCTTGGTCAGATAAGCGAGCGTCAATGTCGATGGCACATACTTCACCCTGTTCATTCGGGTTATGCTGACTGACTCTGGCTGAATGGCGAGCATCACCAATCCATCCATCAGCTGTGCGCTTGCGATCAGGGAAGCAGTCATTTACCTGATCCCTAAAAGTTTCAGCAGCTTTAGATAACCAAGGCTTCATTAGCCAAGTATTGTTTTAAGTTCATCAGCAGTTAAACCTAAACGATCAAGTATTGCTTGGCGTGCTGCTTCTTTTGCTTCGGCTTCGGCTTTTGCTGCTATCTGTTCTGCTTTATTTGTTTCATATTGAGCAAACTCAGCATCATTCATTTCTCGATCAATTATTTCATCAATTGCAAGATCGTGAATTCTTACTAAAGGTCTTATTGATTTAGTCATTATTTTACTCCGTAAAGTAGGACAGTTCCACCTGCAAAAGTATTTGTGCCGCCATAATCAAGCACAAGTGAAGTTATGGCAGTATTTGAACGAAAAGCTCCACCAGAGAACATAGGCGCATTCGCTGATGATGAGTTAAGAAAATAACCTGAGGCGCTAAAAGGTTTGAAAGTTGTGGATGAAGTGTAATTGTGAATTTCAACTGCCCAAGCATTATCTGCACTTGTGCGAAGCGTAGAGGCATCGCTTAATCGCAATTGGGAAGTAGAAGTAGCATTAGCAGCACCATTTTCAACAAAACTATAAGCGGTTAAATTGGTAACATTGTTTGGCAAAATTCTTACTTGAGCGTTACCTGTATTACCAGTAACTCCAGTAACAACTAAATATAAAGAAACATAGGTTTGCGGAATAGATGAAAGTGTAGTTGTTGCACCTGATAAAGTTGTTGTGGAAATTAAAGTCAAACCACCTGTGGAAATAGTTGCCCACTCTGGAGCGGTTGCACCAGAATTAACTCTTAATAATTGACCAGCAGTTCCAATTCCAACTCGCGCTTTAGCGGTTGAAGTTGTGTAATAATCAATATCGCCAGCAGTAGTTCCCGGATTTAATGCTTTAACTGTTGTGTCAGCAGATGATCCAAGTGTTCGAATGGCGCTGGCACCATCCTTAACCAACGAAACATCGTCGGGAGTGCTCCAGTTATAATTGGTAGTCGTTGCCATATTGTCCTATTCCTATGAGATTATTGTAGCGTATTCCCAAGTCAAACTTGGGTCTATTGTGTTCCAAGCCTCTGTTATTGGCGTGGTATTCCAACGCATCGCCACTTGGCTGAATGCAACTGGAGAAACATTGATTGTCAAAAACAGCTCATTGAACCGAGTGCTCCATGACCAGCCTTCAACATATCCTTCAAATTCTCCACCTGATATTTGATTAGGTAGATTAGTTAGATAAACTGGCATTCCCATAAAGACACCCAATAAAGCATCTCGATCTGAGTTGTCAATTTCAGGGTTAGTGATTGGGAAAGTAATCGATTGGAACTTAGGTAATGGGTATGCTCTTTGAGCAATATAACGATCAGCAATTTCTTGAGCATCAACTGAACCTTGAACTCTTGAATTGATGGTTTCGGCTTTATAGCCATATAGGGCAATTGAAGCAAGATCTGTAGCTGTTTCCTGTGAGTTAAAATTATTGCCATAGTTGATGTAAATATCATTTCTAACATCACCTGAACGCATAACTGTGGAAAGGCCAGCACCTAAAGCATGACCGGCATCTAAATCAACATAACCATTTGTAAGCAGATAGTTTTGCCTGTGGTCTGCATCTGCATAGCCTATGTTTCCTGCATTATCCTCATAAATGTAACCAAAGGCAGAATTAGCAATATCAGCGACTACATTGTAAATAGTGTCAGTAACATTTGATTGAGCAGTCATTGTGTAAAGACCAGGTTGATCAATATCGCCTAATCCTAAATTGACTGCATTTTCCCAAGTTTCAGTTGCATTATAAGTTGCCCATGTTGTAGCTGATGGCACATCATTCCAAGTGCCAAGCAATACGCTAGACAAAATTGCATAGATTTGGTCGCCATCTTCATCCTGAGAAATGTTATCGTTCCAAATTTCTTTGGCTATTCTGGCAAGTGATCCCATTGCAATAATTGTGTATTCGACAACTGTGGCAACAGATCCAGTCGCACCGACCGCAACAGTTACATCTGTAATGTCGCCACCAAATATGCTTACATAAGATGCTGATGTATCTTTGACCTGTAAATCTAAACTGTCATTTATGTCAAAAGGTAATGTTTGACCATTTAAGGCAACTAAACTTATTTGAATATAAGATGGATTTGGCTGTAAATAAATGTCATCACGACCAGCTTGATGCTGAATATCGCTTATTGCTATGTCAGTATAATCAACCCCACTGACAATTAATTTCCAATCTGGTGTCCAGACGCTCATAGTTATGGCTTAACGGCTGCTCTTGAAAGATATGGGTTTGATCTTGCAGCACTATCATTGACAACCTTAGCAACAGCCCTTGCAGCACCTTCGCCATCAATAGCATTAACAGTTATGTTTGTAACGCCTTGACCTGTGGTATATGTGCCACCGCTTGGTCTTGGAACTGATGGTAATGATGATCTAGCAGCTGATGGAGCAGGGTTTGGAATTGACCCTATATTGACACCAGGAATTATATTAACAACTCTAATTAATTCATTGGCAAGTGATACAACCAAACCAATTGCTTCTCTTAGGAATGTTATAAATCCTGCAATAATTCCACTAACTACGCCAATTGCTTTTCCAAAACTTTCAGCACCTCTTTGAGTTTCAGTAAGTGAAGCACTTAACCCTTCATCACCAGTTAATCCTGCAATAAAAGCATTAAGCGTTGGAATGCCTTGATCGTTTAAAAATGTAATAAATTGCTCAACTGCTGGCAATAAAGCAACGCCTAAACTTTCCTTTGCTTCATCAAATCCTACTTTTAAGCGATCAATTTTTCCTTGAAAGGTTTCAGCATTTGTAGCTGCTGCCCCACCATATAACTCCGCTAATTTGGCCTGAACTTCAGTGAAAGATAATGTTGATAATTCAGCCTTGCTTAATCCAAGTCCTAATCTGCCAAGAGATGTAACATTTCCATCCTGAGCACGACCTAAAGCATTTGCAACAGTTTCTAAATCTTTACCTGATGCAGCACTAATATCTAAAGCAAGTGTTAATAACTTTTGGGCTTCCTCAGTTGATTTTGTAGATACTGCCAATCTCTGCATGGCTGGACGCAATTTATCGTCTGCAACACCTGTGGCTAAAGATGTCTTTAGGATCATGTCCTCAGTTGCCTTTATTTGGGCATCAGTAGCCCCTGTGGCCTGTCTTAAAGCGTTGGCTAACCTAAGTTGTGCCTGTTCATCTTCTATCGCAGCCTTGACCCCGTCAATGGCTAATTTAGTGCCATAGGCAACGGCAGCAGCAGCAGCGACCGCAAATGCAGCAGCAGCCTTCTTTCCAAACTCACCAATTTTGCTTGAGTTAGTTTCTACGGCTTTATCAGCTTCGCCTAACTTCTTTTTTAAGTCATCAACATCGGCAAGGATTGATAACTTTAATGTGCGATTACCGGTTGCCATTAGACCCATTCCTTAATAATGCGATCAAAACTTTGTTCCCATTTGTTAATCAATTCAGGCTGAATTCTGCGAAGGGTTGGATATATGAACCATCCGCGAGATCCACGACCTGACCGTCCAGAATATGTAGGGAACTGTTTGAATTTATTTGAACCAAACTCAACACCACCCCATAAGGTTTGTGTAGTAGCACCACCTGAAAACTTTTGTCTGGCAAAACCGTAGCTGAACTCACCGATCTTGCTCGATTTAGAGATGCTAACGCCATCCGCGACTCTTTGCGCAACTTTGCCAGCCTTTGTTCTTTGTCCAGCTGCTTGCTTAATTTCCTCTGATGCAAAATACGCCAGAGCAGCAGATTGACGGCGTGCTTCATCAGTAGCTTGGTCGTCCATAAGTTTGAAAGCCTTATAAATATCGCGCAGGTCTTTTTTATTGTAGGCGATTGTTTCATTTGCCATACCTCTGCTCCAATAC